ATGCTAAATACTGAGAAATGTATGTTGCCCAGTATTTAGCATTCTCAGCTTTTTCTTCTGGAGTAAGTTTGAATACATTATCCATAATCCATTCAATGTGAAAGTATGGTTTCTCACCATTCATAACACCAAGTAAAGTACCAACTATACCTGCTTTCTTTTCTAAATTGTTTATCTTTTTCCATTCTTCAAATACTTGATTTGTAAAGAATGTAATATCAACAGCATTTGTAAAAAACTCATCATCCTTTAACTCAGGAAACTCAATTAACATTTGTAATCTTAATGGTTTAACAATTAATTCTTTAAAGTTAGATCTTAATCTACTAATAAAGTTATGGAACTTAATCTCATCTCTTGTCATTTCAGCAGCATCAGTAACTAAGTTACCACCACCATTATCACTTTCAAATCTTGACATTGGTATTTTAGATGCTCTCTTTAATGCTTTAAAGAACCAATCCAACATTGTATCATCATTTAAGTTATGACCTTGTGGAGATTCTAATGTCATATTTGGAGTACCTGCATCTCCCTCAGGAAACCAGATTTGTTTGTTATAAGGTAAGTGTTTAGAACCATTAATAGTTAAAGTTCCCAATGAGTCATCCCATTCTACTTCTTCTGAATAATCATGTATTAATTGTCCTATTTGTTCTTCTGCTCTTTGTCTTGACATACCTTTAATTGGAATAGTAAACTTCTGATAAATAGTTGCATTAATAATATTAAACATTATTCTTGTTTGTTGTAATATTTTTAATTGATTGTAAGGTTTAATCAAACCCTCTACATAAGATGTCTCTGAAAATTCATTTTGAGTTGAATATGAAACATAAACTATCTGTGAATCTAAAAATATTCTTCTTAATTGTGGATCCTCAGGAAACTGAATCCATAAGTGACCAATTGAAGGTTCATAAGCAGGAACTAAAGTTTCTGGTCTTAATCTATTGAAACTAATAATATTCTTCTTTTTATCATCAAATATAATCTCAAGTGCAACATAACCATCAACTAAAAAGTCTTTCATCATATTCCAAGCAGTAATGTTGTCAGAGAATCCAAACTTATTATAAATAGATTCAAAGTACTCTTGATACTTATCTTGTATCTCTGTTGAATATTCTATAGGTAAAGCCACTGGTGAACAGAAATCTCTCTCATCATTATAAACTATACACTCATCAGCAATTGAGCTCACAAAGTCTCTAATCTCATCTTTGATAGAGTATTCTCTTAAAATTCTTCTCTTATCAGCATAAGCTTTGTCTAAATAAGGTATTGATTTTCTGTTTAATACAGATGCTACAGCTCGTTGCGAGAAGAAGTCATACATTGAATTTCCACGAGCAGCATATGGATCCTCATTAATACCAATACCCACTTGATTTCTAATAATCATATCATCATAGTTCATTCCATATGATGATAAAGTTCTTAATATCCTATTAAATAGTCCTTTATTTTCTACTGCAGATTGTCCTGCAGCACCAAAGTTGGCAGTATTGCTATTAGTGTCGAAATTATTGTAACTACTCATTATCTATTTTATATTTTTAATACTTGTATATATTAATTTTAATTTTCCTAATTATGGCAAAATATAATAGAGAGTGTGTATTATTTAATATATAAATAAAAAGTAAATACTAGTTATGAATGAAATATATATCTATGCATTGAAAGATCCTGAGAATAATGAGATTAAATATATTGGAAAAACAAATAATATTAAAAGAAGATATAATAATCATTTACAAGAGGTCAATAAAGGTATAAATACCAAAAAAGTAAATTGGATAAGAAAACTAAAAGAAAATAATACTAAACCAATTTTAGAAGTTTTAGAAATATGTTGTGATATAAATTGGCAAGATAGGGAAATGTATTGGATTGATATAATAAATCCAAAATGTAATCAAACTAAAGGTGGAGGAGGTCAAATAACAACTAATTCAGACTATATAAAGAAAATATCAACTAGTGTCTTACAATATAATCTATATGGAGATTTGATAAATGAGTTTGAGTCATTAAATGAAGCCAGTAGAAATACTGGAATAGCAACACCAAATATAAGTAGAGCATGTAATGGTATTCTAAAACATGCAGGATTTTTTATTTGGAAATTTAAAGATATAGAGATAGTTAATAATAATTCTAAATTAAGTAGAATTAAAAATAAAAAAAGAGTTATACAAATTGATAAAAGTGGAAATATTATATCAGAGTATGCATCTATAAGAGATGCAGCAACCATTAATAACTTTAATAGAAAAGCTATCTATAATTGTTGTCTTAATAACATAACTAATAGTTATAGTACATCAAGTGGATATATATGGAAATATATAGATGATATAATTTATATATAACTATCTTTTCCCATACTTGGTAAGACTTGTCTGTAATCTCTTAATATGATCCTTCATCACATTATACTTTTCTGAAATCTCACTATTAACATCATAAAAGTCATTTAATGCAGATGTCATTAATTCTTTATGTCTTTCATCTCTTTTACCAATTTTAGCAACCCATATTTCATTTAACTTGTTAGGATCATATTTATTTATAGGATGTTGTGAATATAAAAATCTTGGTAGTAACTCTAAACTAATTCTATGAACTCTAACCAATTGAATTGCATTGAACTCCATTAAAGCATATTCAAATCCTAATTTTCTAATCTCATTATACATACCATTATAATCAACTTTTAATAAACTATTCTTTTCAAAGTCTTCTGGTAAAATAAACTTATCAAATAACATCACTCTTATCTCCATTGGAATAAAATTGAAATTAACTGCAAATAAAATTACTTTATCATCAAACTTCTTAAAGTCTGCAACAAATACTGGTGAATACTTCATCCAGTTTGAATCATCTAAATAATGAAAGAAATAAAAACCTCCTGGGTAAATATCAGTAATACTAATTGCCAATACATCTGGTGCACTTTGATTATACTTCTCATAAAAAAATAATGAGTTATTCTTAAAGTTCTCAACAATTCCATTTCCATTAACAAGTAAGCTAAGTTTAACTCTTTCTATTAGTTCTGCCATAAGGGATTTTTATTTTTATATATAAAAAAAAGTAAATCAAACAATGATAAATTCTAAACCTAACAACTCAAAATTTCATGGTGGTAACTTTATACCTCAGAATAAAGATAAGGTCTTAAAATTAAACACAGAGGGTGGTGTGTACTATAGATCATCTTGGGAGAAGAAGATTATGTTCTGGATGGATATGAAACCTGAAATATTTCAATGGGGTGCAGAATGTTTAGAAATCCCATATCAGATGACTCACTTTGATAATGGTGATGCAAAAGTTAAAGCACATAGATATTATCCTGACTTTTTTTATAGAATGAGATTAGCAGATGGTACTCTTAAAGAAGTAGTTGTTGAAGTTAAACCACAAAAAGAATATGATATGGTTATACAATTAAATGAAGGTAAATTTGCAAATGTACCTGAAACAAGTTTGAAAAAGTTAAAAAGTTTTGAGTATGATTTAAAAATGGCATATAAAAACAAGAGTAAGTGGGAAACAATGATTGCTTGGTGTGATAAAAAAGGTTATAGTTTTATAATAATAACTGAAAATCACTTAAAGAAATTTAGTGTTTAATCTAAAATATATTCTATTTCTTTTAACTCAACTAAGTTTCTAAGTTCTGTTTGTAATAATCTAATAGACTTTGCTTCTTTTATAATATTATAGATATTATCTGTAACTGAAACTTCAATAGGTGCACCAACTGCTACTTCATATTCATCAGGAATAACATTTGATTGTCTTAACTCATATTCTCTATTGATATAATCCAATCTAGCTTCTAAATCTATATGTATAGAACAACCATCTGGTCTTGAACCTTTTCCTTTAATAGATTCTTCCCAAAGTTGAAGAATAATAGTATCTGATAATTTTTTCATTATTATTTATTTACTACTTTTATCAAAATTATCTAATAAGTTTTCTATCTTTTTCTTTCTTATAACATTCTTTGGAAAAATAGACATAGTATTTGTTATAGTGGCAGCACCAAATCCAGGATTTGCCACTATATCAAATGTTCTAATATTATATAGAGTGTAGTCCATTTCCATCATTTGCACTATTTATTGAGATAAGTTTAATTTGATGTTCATTATCACCTTTCTTTTTATAAAGGTCATTCCATCCTTTTGCCAATCCTCTTTTGAATATCTCTGTAAAGTAAGCAAAGGCATTAATTGATTTGTCTTCATTGAAATTATACCAGTTTTGAAACATATCCAATAGACCACTTTGGTAGCAATCTAATTTGTCATCATTTGACCAGTATCTCATTTTTTTGATTGTTTTCTTTGCTAAAAGTTCTAGCATCTTCTCAGCATTTCTTGTTAGTCTTCCCTGTGCTTTTGACACTATGATCTCTATGTAGAGATCTTTATTGTTTAAATAAATAACCTTTAAATCATTTTTTATAAGAGTTAAACCTCTTTATTTACCTTTAATGGTTTCATGTTATATATTTGTGATTAATAAAGTTTAATAAAAAAGTAGCCTTTTTTAGATTTTTTTTCTTTTTCTATTAATTTATCTATTTGGTTTGAGTTAACACCAGTAAATTTAACTGCTTCTGATTTTTTAGAAAAAATAAAAACTTTATCATTATATAAAACCTTTATTTCACAAGATTTTGTCATTGATTGTTTTTCTATTGATTCTAAACTTCTTTTAGAACCTATTTTCTTACTTGATAATTTATTTCTATGTTCTTTAGTAAAAACTATACCTTTTCTAGATTCTGATAACTTCTTTTTAGTTTCATCTGACATCTTTTTACCAAGATTATAATTAATAATTGGATGATTCTTATCCAATTTTTTACCCCTTTGACCATCACCACCATCAGTTAGATTAGTTAGTAAAAATCCAGTATCTTTAAGTTCTTTTATAAGTTCAATTTCTCTATATAGTATATCATCATGATTATTAGAATTATATATAATCTCTATTAATGGAGATTGTTGATTATCAATCAAAGACTTTATCCAATATGACTTATGAGTTTTAACACCTTTCTTAGCATCTCTTATGTGTTCCCACAATCTTCTTTTAGGATTATTTGAATAACCTACATATCTAATATCTAAACTATTTGGATCTTTTAAAACATAAAGTGAATACATAACATATATATTAAAAAAAATACTCAAACTTTCATTTGAGTATTTTTTATATGTTTTAGAATGATTATCCTCTAACTCTTTCTTTGTATTGTAATTCTTTAACTGATTGTAATTCAGTGTTAAGATTTGTACTTCTTTTCTCTAAGTTTTTAAGAGCAGTAGTTAAAGTTTCTGATTCACCAATCATTTGAATAGAACCTTTAATTTTATCAATGTTAAAGTTAATATCTTCTAATTTAAGAGTAATTTCTCTTTCTTTATCTTCAAGTTTTCTTTTAACAATTAACTCTTTACCTAATTTATTTTCATAGAAGTAAGTTAAGTCACAGTTTAATTCATTTCTTACTTCATTTACCAATTCTAAAGCTGATTCATATTTGAAGAATGAATTACCATATCTTTCATCACATCTGTAAACAAATGTATTGTTTTTATAATTGAATGCAAATACTTCTAAATAAGGATTGATTAAGTTGTTAACTCTTTTAACAACATCTAATTCAACAAATTTATCTAAGTTTTTAGAAGTTTCTAATAAAACTGGATAAAAGTTTTTGTTTACAATTGGAACAATTGGAGAATTGAATAAACTCTCTAATGTAGTTTCACCATTTAATTCATCATCATTAATGAAAAGTGCTTTTTTACCAACTCCTAAACCAATAGTCATATACTCAGAAATTCTGAAATTAATTCTATTTTCAGTAACTGATGCATATTTCATAGCAGTTTCTAAAGTTCTTAAACTTTGTAAAGCCTCTAAATCTTTAACATGATTTTCCAATAAAGTTTTTTCAATTGAATTTTCAGTTAATAAAAACCAAGAATCTCTAACTAATGCAATGTGTCCTTCTTCAACTTGCTCAACAATTGTAAAAATTGATTCAGCATTACCACCACTTAAAAGATTATTTCTTTTTTCTGGAGATTTAGTTAAGTTATGAACAAATACTTTAATTTCTGGAACCCAGTCATAAACTGCTAACTCATTAAGAACTTTTGACATTCTATCTTGATCAGTCTCTAAATTAATAGTTTGTAGTAAAACATTTATAGGTTGTCTATAAAGCTCACCTTGATTTTTAGAATTAAGAACACTGTATAGGTTTTTTAATTCATATAACAATTCATAGTTTGCCATGTCATCATTAAGGTTCTCTAATAAAGATTTAACTTCCTTATCATAAGTATAAGGTTTTAATCTTTCATTAAGTGACGTAATTATAGTTTTTTCAGAGTGTTGATTACAAGCATTCATATGGCTTTCCACAATTACAAATATCTCTTCCTGGTCTAAAGCAAGATCCTTTTTGAAGTTAAACAATTCAAGTTTAAGATTCTTCATATTATTAAATATTATTTTTTTTATATACTATATATTTATATTAAAAAGCCATTTTTTACCACTTTTTACAAATCATTATTAGTATTCCTATTCTGTATTCCTCTTGTTCCAGGATTATCATTTCTTGCATTAGATTGTTCTCTTGCTCTTAATATATTATTAAACCACCTTGTTCTTTTTGGTTGTAAAAAGTAATCAGCTTGATTATAATAACTTGATTGAGTAGAACCTGGTTGGTTAAAGTAATCAGAGAAACCACCATCAATTGAAAATCCATTCATATCTGATTGTCCTGTTCCTTTTGAATATCCTGGCATATCAATTCTATCTTTTCTAAATGCAGGATAATAAGTTTGAACTTCAAAAGAAACTTTTAACTTAACCATGTTATCACTAGAAAGATTTTTTTCTCTTGATATTTCTATACCATTTGTATCAGGCATCAAAATAACAGCATCTATATTCATAAAGTTGTGTTCAAAATACATAAACTTATAAATCCATAAAGTGTCCATAACTGATTGACTACACTTAAATATATCTAACTCACTTGCTAATAATATTTCCAAATCATAAGTTACTGAAACTGGAACAGATCTAACTCTTCCAATTAATTTTTTAATCTCAACCTCATTTTCAACAACTGTTCTTAACCAAACATTTGGATTTGCATACTCATCAGCTCTGATGTTAAATCCAGTCATTGTTACATGACCTCTTGGTATCATATCAGTATTTAATTCAACATATCTACCATTACCTTCTGAATCACCAGAAACTATATCATCAACAAATGAATCTAATAAAAATCTCTCATCACCTGTCATTGAATAGTAGAAAGGTACATTCACATATTTATCACCTGATGAAAATCTATTAATCCACTTTACTTGTCCTTCTAATGTATCTAATACGCAAATGGTTAGATCACGAAAGAAGACATCATCCATATTGTATCTCTCACCTATTGACATAATCTATTATTTATTTTTTTAAAATCAGACTCCCAGATAGAGACTATTTTATAACCTAGTGATTTTAAGCATTCCTCTCTCTCAATTGTTTTTTTATACAATTCACCATATTTAATACCATTAACTTTATTTATATCATCTCCTTTATATATATTAGGATTACCATGCCAAAAATCACCATTAAACTCATATATTATATTTTCATCTAAATTAATACCATCTACATAAAACTTATCTATCTTGTATTGTCTATAATCTTTATGTATACCAAAACTATCTAACCAAATATTTTCCAATATACCACCATTTCTATTACACTTTGAACAACCTCTTCCATTTAAGTGTGAATTTGGTGTCATTGTAAAATCACCATGTTCTTTACAAACTATTGTTACTTTTGTGTTTGAGTCTAAGTATTTTAGTTTTGAATAATCATATTTACTATTATGCAATATATCTGATTTTTCAATAAATTGTAGAGTAGTTAGTTTACCTTTACCAATTGAATTACATTTTACACATCCACCTGTTTTAGAAGATAAGTGTTTTTCTGGGGTTTGTAAAAATTCTATATTGTGTTCTTTACATGTTATGATAACTTTTTCTTTCATTTTAACATAATCAACTTTGGAATAATCATATTTAAAATTATGTTTAATATTGAATTTATTTAATAACTCATCTATATTGTTTTTTCTTAAATTGATCCTTTTAATTATACCACAAGTTGGACAACCACTTCTATAATGTACAGAAGGTAACTGATAAAAAATTCCATGTTCCAAACAATTTATTGAAATCAAAGACTTCTCACTAACATATTCGGTATTTGAATAGTCATATCTATTACCATGTTTTGATGTTGATTTTAAAATAAATTCTTGTGTTGTTAATCTTTTAGACATAAAGTATATATTAAAAATTAACTCTCTAAAAAAATAATATATACAAATATGAAATACTTAAAAATATTTGAAGATTTTAATAATGAATTTCCTGATGTATTCAATGGAACTTTAAGAAGAGGTGTTAAAATTGATAAAGATGAATATATTGATAATCCTAAGTCACGTAAAATTAGCAGTGGAAACTCTGATGAAGAACATTATGTAGAATTTCTTAAAAATTATTCTAAATTAGGAATACCTGATCCAACCAAGTCAATACATATGTATTTTAGGTTAATATCAAGTAATGATTGGTATGGAAATCAATATAATATTATTCCTGAAAAAGATGCAGTATTTGGATTTTGCAAACACATAGACTGTGGTAATGGAACTTTAGGAAATACCTATTTTGGAGTTGATAAAATTACAAAAGAATATAAAATTAAAGTCACTATTAAAGATATTGATAGTTATGATGATTATGATAATTATTTTACTGACTATTATGAAGATAAAAATAAATATCTTGAAGAGATTACTGAGTATCAAAAAAAATTAATAGACTTAGATTTAGTTGGTATTTTAACATATGATGAACTCATCAAAATGTCTAAAGAAGAAGGTGAAACACTACAGGTTTGGACTGAATCACCTTGTTTACATAAAAAGGTAATTTAAAAATCAATAAACTTTAATTAAAAATTACTGTATATCATGTAAAGAAAATTATATGTCAGTAAATAAATTATTATTGTGGGAAAAATATCGTCCAAAGAATATGGAAGATGTTATCTTACTACCAAGAATAAGAGAACAATTCAAAGATGGTGTCACTCAACACTATATCTTTCATGGTCACTATGGAACTGGTAAAACCAGTTTAGCAAGAATACTTATAGGTAAATACTCAAAAGAAACCGCATTCTTAGAACTTAATTGTTCTTTTGATACTTCTATTGATGTTCTTAGAACTCAGATTGATGACTTTTGTAAATTCTCATCAATAATGGATGTGAACTCAGATGTAAAGTATGTATTCTTAGATGAGTTTGAAAGAGTTTCTGCAAACTTCCAAGATGCATTTAAAGCATTTATTGAGAAGTATAATAAGAATGTTAGATTTATCATAACAACCAATCACATAAATAAAATATCTGATGGATTAAAGTCAAGAATTAAATTGATTGACTTTGATGTTCAAGGATTAGAAGAAGAGAAATTCTTAAAACAAGAAATCTATAAAAAGATTACTAACACAGTTCTACCTAATGAAGGTGGTGAAATACCTAAAGAAGATTTAATTTCAATTATAAATAAGAAGTTTCCAGATTTCAGGTCTGTAATGGTTGAAGTTCAAGGTTATTTAGAAACGGGTACATTAAGTAGTGGTGCAAGTAATATATCAAACAAAGTCAAATTAGACTTATACAAAAGCTTATATGATGATTTAGACTATGAACAAATCTATCACTTCTTAATGTCTAACTTTGGTGCAGAGAAGATACACTCAATGTTAACTCTTTTGGGTAAACCATTTGTTGAGTGGGCCTTTAATGAGAAAAGAGAAGACATATCTAAATTATTTGAGACAAGTTATGTAGTAACTGAGTTTACACCTAAATTAGATAGTGCAATTGATCCTATAATATTAGGAATGACCGTAGTAGGAAAATTTAGAGATATATTAAAAAACCCAGTTTAATCTGGGTTATTTTTTTTATATTCATCTAAGTTTTTATCATTTAAGTATTCTAAATATTTATGATAGAATGCTGGGTCAACTAAATAATATTTATCACAAACAAATGTTATTTCTTGGTCAACTATCTTATCCATTTGATTATTAACATATCCATATACTATATTCTCTAATCTTTCTTGTAATTCTTTATGTGCTTCTTCCATATAATCCTCAAGACTACAAGCAGGTTCCCAATCTAAAAGTTTTTGAACATATTCAAATGACTTATTTGACAATTCTACATTATCTTCTTTAACTCTCTTAACTGCAGTTATAATATCATTATCATACTCAAGTCCATCATAACACCAATCACCATTATTACCAGGACCATATTGCCATTCCCAATCACTTTCATTATAATAGTACCAAGGTTCTCCTTCAATATCACCATATAAATCTTTTACATCTGGATTCCAAAAGTATTCATAATCACCAATTGGGAAAAATAAATAAGGTCTACCATAATCACTTGCAACTGTTGGTAGTTTAGAAGCAAAAACACCACTACTTCTTAATTTAAGTCCAAATTTTTCTTCAAAACAATTATCTAAAATTGTTGACACTTCCTTTCTAGTATCAAGTGGTGTTCTATCAATTCTAGCACCTTTAACACCAATACCTTTTGTATAAGTATCATCAACATTTTTTGCACCTCTAAAAATAGGACCTACTTTACTTTCTTTTACTTCATCTAGAAATTGTTTACACTCATCCTCTAATATAGATATAATTTCCTGAAATTCTTCATCATCATATTCTTCCTCTTTATATCTTTTCTCTGTCCAAGTAATAAAACTACCTAAACTTGAAAATCTTGGTGAAGAGGAACTACCAAACCCGGATGAGAAAAACTCATATGTTTTCATATATTTCATAAATGTATATATAAAATTTTTATATATAATTAATGAAAATATGTAATAGATGTAATATTGAAAAGGAATTAATATCTTTTTGTAAAAACTTATCTAAAAAAGATGGTTTAGAAATATATTGTACAAATAGGTATATAAAAAAAGATAGTATTAATTATGTCCAATAACTTTAACTTTATAGACTTTTATATACATTACCCAGGACATCCTGACTATATACCATTAGAAATAATAGAAGATGATGTAGTAAAAGTTATCATACAAAAGTATGAAATGATACTATTCACAAATAAAGGGGAAGTATTAGGTGAACCTAACTTTGGTGGTGATCTTACATTACTATTACATGAAACAAAACTATCATCAGAATCAGTTCAAGGTGAACTAATGGCACAAATTGCAGATTATATACCAGAGATTGATAGTATGAATTATGAGTTAGTTGTAAATTTTTATGATGATCCAGAAAACTATCAAGAGTATATGGAAATTAATTTTACAATTAATGGATATGAAGTTTATGCAACTATAACATAACCCAGTTATACTCTGGGTTTTTTTGTATAACAGAATCCCAAAAACCATCACTAACATCTTGGTCAATAAATATACTAAACTCTTTATCAATATTACTAAGTATAATACCAATTACTTTTTTAGAAAAACCTTTCTCATCTGTTGAATTAACAATAGATTTAATAGTAATAGAGTTATCTGTAAATTTTAACATAAGTGCCTTAATTGGTTCTTTAGAATCAATTCTAACCAATGGATTACCCAACTTATTAAGTTTAGTGGATAAGTATAAACTATTTTTTGATAGTTTTTTATATGTAAATATTTCTGATATTTCTTTTATAAGATTCTGCATCTTACAAAGATAAGGAATTATTTTATAGGACAATAAGTTGCAGAGTAAATATAATTATTATCTCTTCTAATTTTAACACCAAAAGTTTTTGCAGCAGTTTCCACATCTAAATAACATTCTTGGTCAGAACCACCAACCATTACAACTTCTTTACCTTTTAAGTCAGTAAACAACTCTTGTAGTTTTTTAGGTAGATGATACCACTTATGATTGTTACCAATATAGATAAGGTAGGTATCTTCTGTAGTTTTGAAGAAATCACCTCTTTTTAATTGATGATTATCTTCTTTTTGTTTAATATCATTAAATACCTTTTCATCTAAAATCTTTTTATAGAAATCTGCATCAACATCATAATTATATCTTTTCTCAATCATATCTCTTTGATTAGGAAAACTATATAAATCATTATGAACTGGAATATCTGGATTCTCATCATATAGATAATCTTTATCTACATTCTTACCATCAATATGATTATCCCATATTTGATAAACATCTTTAAAACTCTGGCAATATTTATTAAGAGCCGTTATATAATTATCAGTGAAAAACTTTTTAAAAGACTTCTGAACATCAACTATAATTAAGATTCCATTACCTTTATTAAAATCTTCATATATTTTCAAATGTCTCATTTATAAAGAATATTTATTTTTTAAGAATTGTATAAATCTATCAGTACCTTCAAGTGCAGAGTCAATCTCTCTTGAATAAAGGTGTCTATCAGTTAATTGATATTTTGCATCATCCCAACTCCATCTAGATGCAACTCTTTCAAAGAAACTTCTAACTGAATATAGATACCTTTTTTGTGAAAGAAGTTCAGTAATTGTTGTTAAATCTGCCAGTAATGACTCATAATCATATAAAGTCTCAATCTTATAATTAGATACATACTTAAAAATAAGATTATTTATCTCCATAATATTATTAAACACTTTAACAGGTCTATAATCTTTTGTACTTTCTGCATGTGAATTAAGATATGATTTGGTTAACTCTAAACTTTTACTAATTCTAATTTTATATTCCTTCATACTATTAATATATGATTGAATATTATAATTTATATTATTTACTTTATTTGTTAATGCATTTCTATTCGCTTCACTATTATCTTTTTGTAAAGAAATCATAATATCATAAACTTCTTCACCAACTGTATTTATCTTACGCATAGAATCAACATCACTAGAAGGATATATTGCAAATAATGCAAAATTATTACATAATAATCTTGAAACAAGTTTATGTAGGTTCTTAATATCATCTAAGTTACCTTTAATTTTACTTCTTTCTATAAGACCATCAAAATATCTTCTAATGTTTTGGTCTTTAATATCTTCATTACTTTGTAGAGCAACTGCATCTTCCTTACTTTTCTCTCTTTCTTTTCTTGTTATTTCAGTACTTTTTACTTTTTCAGATTTCTTTTTCAACTTATCTAAATCAAGTACCAATGCAAAATTAGCTTCTCTTAATGACTTCTCCATATTAGACTCAACCCAATACCATCCAGAAGCACTAATTGAACCATAACTTATACCAACTGTTCTATCATATCTGTATGGACTTACACTATCATAAGTAACACCATTTGTTGCAGTTTTTGTAATATACTTTTTATCAGCACTAAACCAAAATTTAAGATATTTCCATTTTTCTTTAAATGGTTCAATTCCTGTACCATTACAATTTGGACATTCCATAACTCTAATACGACCAGCTCCCCAAGTTCTTTTTAATTTACCATCCTCACATTTTTCACCAGGTATTCCCACACTAGAACCAAATTCACTTTCAGATGTTGCACTACATTTTTTTTGTACTGGGTCTTTATGACGTGTAAGTGCTTTTTTATAAGGTAGATATTCAAATAAATCATCACTTATTTCAGATAATGGAAAATTCATTGAATTACATAGTGATTTTATATCTTGTAGAAATCTACTTCTATATTCTTTATTAATAAACTTTAATGTCTTAGATAATTTACTAGACTCAAATGCTTCAAAAAGTTGTATATATTTTAAGTCTTTCATTATATTGATGGTCCTGTTATTTCTATTTTAATACCTTTTGATTTTAATGAATCAAAAAATGGTTTTGTTTCTTTTGTTAGTAAGTCACCTGAAACTCCAAGTTTTTTAAGACCAACAACACCTCTAATTGCATTTTGTAATTGTCTGATACTATCTAATGTATAAATAAGATGTAACTCTTCTAAATTTTTAAATTTAGAAAAATTAGGAACTGTTTTATTATCACAACTTATAAGTCTTATCTTTTTAATATCTGGAGTATTTTTTGCAATATCAGTAAATATCTTATTATCAAATTTACATTTTTCAAATGCAATTGCAGAGTAAGATATTTTAGAAAATGGTTCCAATGAATCTAATTTCAAATACTTAAACTTAACCCATTCAAGTTCTAATTTAATATCTAAAAGATTTTCAGGTAATTCAGTAGTTTCAATAACCAACTCTTTAAGATTATTATTTGGTGAAATAATAAAACTACTCCAATCATGTAAAGCAGAAAGTTCAAGACTTCTAACATTAGAACCTATTCTTTTTTTGTTTAGAATTAAATTCTCAATTCTATCATGGTATGGTCTTTCTATCTTATCATCACCTGAATCAATATCTGGTGCATAGATATATTTATAACCACTTGTAGTAGTTGCTTCTTTATTTGATGTATATCTCTCAACAATTTCTGGGAAAATATCTTGCATTCTATCAGGGTAAGCTCTATCAAAATATATTTTAATATCTTTGTTTTCATCAAGAGTTTCAATCTTTCTTAATTGCATTCTTGATAATGGCATTACATCTGCTATTTTTTGATTCTCTTTATTATAAATTGGTGTATCAAAAAGTAAAAATGCAGGAATACTATTTGGATCAAATACATTTGCCAATAACTGACTTCTACAAACTCCTGTATATAAATGTTGACAAGATGAATAAAATTTAGATATAGACATATTTAATATATCCATTGGATTATGTTTAATTGAAAGATAAATATCTTTCTCAAATACCTCAACATCATATTTCCAATCATAATCTGAATTTGAGTCATCCTTTGCAGCACTTACATATTTTTGTAAATCACTATTATTAAATAAATTATCAGTTAATATATCAGATTCTTTATACTTATCACCTAAATTACTTTCTAAATACTTACTAATCATTGAATTATAATCATCCATAGCAGAATTAATATTAACTAAGTTATTTGACAAAACTAATTCACCTGGAGTTTTTTCAACTCTAATCATATTTCCATCAGAATCTTTTATTGGTCTACCATTCTCATCTTTAGAAATCATATTATTTGCCAATGTATCATTTACAGATATTTTTCTAAATACTGGATTGAAAATAAATACTAA